CAGAATCTGTCGCTAATTTAAATTCAGTAATACCAGCATCTTTAACTTGTAAAGCGTCAGACATGTTAATTTCAAGGGTTGAACCATCTACGTTAACTTTCAATGCACCTAGAATGCCTTTGGTTAGACCGTCACCAGCAACATCAGAGTTAATCTTAAAAGCAGTAACTGAATCATCTTGCAACTTACCTGTAGAAACAGAAAGATTAGCAAGCTTCATCTCTGTAATACCTGAATCCCTAACTTGTAAAGCGTCAGACATGTTAATTTCAATAGTCGACATATCTACATTAACATCTAAAGCGCCAGCGAATCCACTCTTACTTAAACCAAAACCAGCAACATCAGAATTAATCTTAGCAGCAGTAACTGAATCATTTTGTAACTTACCTGTAGAAACAGAAAGAGTATCAAGCTGCATCTCTGTAATACCTGAAGTCTTAACTTGCAAAGCATCAGACATGTTAATTTCAAGGGTTGAACCATCTACGTTAACATCTAAAGCGCCAGTGAATCCACTCTTACTTAAACCAAAACCAGCAACATCAGAATGAATCTTGTCTGCGGTAACAGCCATATTGATTATCTTAGCAGACGAAATACCTAGATCTTTAACTTGTAAAACAGAACCAGTTGTCTTGTCTATAGACATACCATCAACTGCTAAAGATAATTGAGCAGCATTAAATGTTAAACCTAAACCATCGTGATCAACTGATAATGCAACACCGTCACCACCCGCAATACCATCTCCTGCAGCTTCAGAATGAATTCTAAAGTTATTTGAACTATCATGACCAACACCAAAACCAACTAAGTCAGTTACGTCAACACTGAAAACTGTACCGTCAAGATTTAGACCGTCACCAGCACTATAAGAACCAGCACCAGAGAATTGTAAGAATAAGATAGGATCAGAAACACCAAAGCCTAGAGCAGTAGTAGTTTCAGTTTCAACCCAACCAGTGTTTGCATATGTGTTACCGGCTTGAACGAAAATGAAGTCTCCACCAGCAACTTCTGTTGTAGTATCAAAATCACTTGCGCGAGTAAGTTCTGTAATATGGTTACTTCCGTCAACAGCAGTTACAGTGTAAATACCGTTTTCCCAAGTATTAGATTGACCAGAAACCATAATACGTTGAGTAGTAGCGAAAGATCCTATTCCATCGACGTTACTTATTGCAGCAGTTGGAGTGATAGTTGCACCAACACCATCTACACCGTTATCATAAGTACCAACAATTTGAGTAGCTCTAACAGCTCTAACTGGAGCATGAACATGTAAACCTTCAGCAACGTTATCTACATATTGCTTAGTGGCAGCACAATCTGCATCCGTGTTCATTGTCAAATGCAAGATCTTGTGATTCTGCATGTTAATATCGCCAGTCATATCTCCACCAGCAAGATCTAACTTAAGATCTAGACCAGCGTCTAATTGACTCATATTTACTGCATCAGCTGGGTTAACACCATCAGCCATATCAATAATCTTGTGGGCTTGCATATCTATTTCGGAATTGATTTCAACAACTCTAGAAGAAATCTGAACAGCACCACGAGTACCAGTTGCAGTACCTGATTCAATAATTACATTACCTGAATTACCTGCACCAGCAGTACCAGATTGAACGTATAAAGCACCAGAACTCCCTGCAGCAGCATCCCCAGAATTAAGTACAGCAATACCAGAAGTACCACTAGTTGTATTTCCAGATTCAAATATAATAGCACCTGAGGCTCCACTGCCAGAAACAGCACCTGAAGCAGTACGTAGTTGTCCAGATGTACCATTTACTGAAGTACCACTTGTCATGTTGACAATACCACTATTGCTAGCCCCTACAACAGCACTTGTGTAAAGTGCCAAAGAACCTGTAGCACCTGAAGTAGAAGAACCAGATCCAATATTAACTGCGCCTGAATTACCAGAGTTAGCACTACCAGATTCAACGTAAATAACACCTGAGTTACCAACACCTAGGGCCACTCCAGTGTAAACTTGAGCAGCTCCAGAACTTCCTGCGCCTGATGCGTCACCTGAGTGAAGATTTGCTAAACCTGATGTTCCGTCTATTACGTGACCAGAACGTACATCTGCAGCACCAGTGTTACCTGTAGTTCCAGTTACAATATTACCAGAGAAAAGAGCTAAAGCACCTGAATTTACACCACCAGAAACTGAACCTGAGAATACCTGAAATACTCCAGAAGCTTCTCCAGGTACGTATGATTTACCTCTAATGTTAGCGTTTACTCCTGCGCCTTTTGCGAAGTTTAAATCAGAGTTGAGCGCAGTAGTAGCAGCTAAGTTAGATAAAGCTATAACAGCTCTACCATCGACATCAGCTTGTAATTCTGCTAAAGCACCTTGAACTTCTGTTGCCGCCAAGTTAGTAATGCCAGCAGCTACTGAAATTGCAGAAGCATCGTGTGCATCAACTGTATCACTTAAGTGAGATGAAATTGATCCAGCAATTGCAGTATCGGCATCATCTACGTATTTCTTAGGAGTTAAGTGCATGTTGGTTGATGGCAATACCGGAACAAAGGCAACTCCATCAAAGTGTGTTACAGTGATACCATCAGATTGAGCTAGTATAGATTCAGCCGTACCATCTGAGTGATTCATTGTCAAAGAGAATTGACCAGCACCGTATTCAGAAGATAAATCGTCGCCTGTTACAGCATCTTGAAGATTTACATTAACAAAACCGTTCATACCAATTTCAGTAACAGATACAAAATTACTTGCATAATTATTTATGTTTACAGTAAGTGGAGATGCTGCATCGGTAGAAGTCATTACTATAGAAACATCTGATGTAGAGCTGAGAGTATTAGTTCTAGATATAGATTCGCCACCGGCAAATATCTCAGAACTCCAAGAATCTGTAGTATCAGCATATGTTGATGAGATATTGCCTTGAGCAAAAGAATGACCTTCCGTTACCCCAGCGCCCACATCTGAGAAATCCTGACTTATTTCCGCATGATCCATAATTAGATCACCAGTCATAGTATCACCAGCTTTAGCAACTTTTTCAGTATCTAGTTCATTCAAAGCATCTTGAACGTTACTCGAAGCTAAGTTACCAGCAGGAATACTTGAGATTGCAGAAGCTTCAAAGCTAAGACCACTAAGGCTACCTTGAATTTCAGATAAAGCAGCTTGAACGTTATCAGCAACTAAACCTGATACGCCTGGATCGAACGAGATTGCAGAAGCATCATGGGCATCAGCTGTATCGAGTAAGTGAGCGTCAATTGCACTTTGTGCAGTTGCAGCATCTGCGATACCTTGAGAAGCATCTAATTGAACTTCTTCAATAGCAGCCTGAACTTCTATAGAAGTAGTTGCACCAATTGGTGCAAAAACAATATGATCAGCAGAATGCAACTCTGCAAAACCACCGACGTGATCGTCTATACGACCGTCAATTGCATCAGCAAGTGTTGAAATTTCTCCATCAACATATGCTTCAGTTGCTACGTTAGATGCAGGTGCAACACCATCATCTACGATTGGAAGATCTAGTAAAATTACTTGATCTGCGGAGTTTACTTTCAGGATTTCCTTATCGGATCCATCTAGTTTTGCCGCTTTGAAAGCTTCATCATTAGAAATCTTAATGAATTTGCCTTTAATTGGATTGACTGACATTTTATATTCCTTTTTTAAAAATAATCGACTAAAAATTGAGAACTCACCTATTCTCTAGGTGACGAGCCTGGCTTTACTGGATCTGCCGGTTTAGGCTTATCCGACTCTGGTTGTGGTCTAGCGGCGGAAATGAATCCACAAACTAGACAGTATGATTTGATTTTCACTGACATGTTTATCCCCTTTAAAGATATGTTTCGTATGCCGATATTTTAACATATTTTAAGGTTAAACACAGTTGGGTATAACTATAGGAATCTACGCTTGGTAGTAGTATTTCACTCTAACAGAGTCGGTATTATCTAGTGCTTGACTGCCGCCGATAGCAACATCACCAACCCAAGTTAGTCGCGTAGTAAACACACCAGGAGTCAGCTCTTCTGTTGATATAGTGTAGTCATCATCTTCGTGTAGTAGCAACCTGTCTACGGATACTTGTAGTGTTAATACAATTGCATTATGAGCTAGATCTATATACGTCAGATTAGTAGGAAGTGCGCTCATTAAGAATTTTTCTTTAACTGGAGTCAGTTGTTCTAAAAGATCTATCCTATCGCTTAGTGCAATATCAGCAGTTGCCAATGCACTTATGTCACCAAGGTTGACATCCTCATCTGGCATAGTGATCGTTCTAGTTGTGGCTGCAGCTATAACAGATGCATCAAACGCTATTTTCTTAGTGGTATCAATATCATCTTTTATTCTGAATTGAAAATCTAAGAATTCAGTAGAAATGTTTGTCTCCACATAGGTCTCTAAATCTTGTAGTGCTTCTTTTATTCTTCTATTATTTGGTATTAATGTACCTGTAAATGAACCTAGGTCAAAACTACCGGCAGGTACGCCAGTTAGATAGTTTAGACTATCTATATTACCCAGATCAACATCTTGGTCTGGAATGGTTATCTCTACATTTCCAGTCAAAGATCCAGTAAAGGTAGCAGAATTACTACCACCGAGCATAAGCTTGATATTATCTACAACTATAGTATTAGTAGCTAAACTAATGTTTCTAGTAGCACCACTCATTAATCTTGATAACTTACTTATCTCAGCCATATAATTTACCCTTATTCGTCTTTTTTAAGTTCAAATAGTATCTGTGCCTTAAGGCCGTATTTACCTAAGATCTCGTTGATCTCTTTATCCGTCTTATTAAGTATATCAACTAAACTAGACGAGACATCATCTTGTAATCTAACTAAATCTTTATCACTTAGAGCTTCTACATCTATCTTGTTCATACTATATCTGACCTATGATCTGAATATTGATAAACAAATCTTTCAATAGAGGATCATCTTGGTTCTTACCAACAACACCGACTCGTATAACCCAGTCACCGTCTACGAAACCACCAACACCTTCACTTGGCAAGATATGCGTCAGTGATCCGGTCTTAGATACATAGATATAATCACCGAAGTCAAATCCAGTCACATCTTCAACCTTACCACCAGTAATCACGTTACCAACCGTACCAGTCAATATCATCTCACTTGATATCCCCATAGCACCTAATACATCACCATCAACTGATACATCTATTAGATCTAGGTCACCAGTTGAATTCAGTCTTACTGGTGTAGCTTTTAATATTGTTAAACCAGTACTATTCAATAGACTTGTTCTAACTGCTGAAGAATCAATTCCGCTAATTATCGCTGCATATGGTCTGTACGTCATAGAATCCTTATTAAATAATGAACCAGTTAACACCGTTACTAACAACAGTCACACATTCGTATTGGATTAAGATGTCCCAAGAACTGCTGAATATATCTACACCATCAAGTGTTTGTCCAGCAGATCCCTTTATTCTAACAACGTTACTTGTGTCAACTTTCTTGATATCAAATCGTTTACCTGTGTTCAATGCTGCAGATGGTAAAGTTATGTTTACGTTGTTGCCAGCATTATACACCAAGATAACATCGTTAGCTGGAAGTGCCGTATAGTTTGCACCAGTTACAGTTACAACACTTAGTGCAGCAGCTACTGGAGTAGAGGATATTGTTAGTGTACTAGGCGTGTTCACAATACTTATTCCTGCACCAGTCACTAGAGTCTTAAATCTAAGATCAATACCGACTTTAGAAGAGAATATTCCGTTACCGCCACCGATGTTGGATGCCGTATTGGCCTCACCAGCTCCAGCACTACCTGCACCACCACCGATGCTGTAGTTATCTATTCTAAACAGAAGAGCATCTCCAACGTGTAGACTTTGCAACAGCTGTATAGTTATAGATTCAGCACCCGCAAGACCAACTTCAGCCCAGTCTTGTCCAAGGATAAGGTACTGGCCATTCAAAAAGATCTCTAATTGACCCTGACCAACGACATAGCCTCTAACTATCTCACTGTTTCTTGAATCTTTTGGTAATACAACCGAGGATCCAGAAGTAGCATTAGATTCTTGTAATTCATTATCATTCGTAGCAGTGCCAGAAATGATACTTATAATCTCTTCGTAGGCTTCTTCTGGTATAGCTGTAGCTATCTCAAAAAGCTTCTGATCTAATTTCTTGATAGCTGTTTCTAATAGATCACCATCACTTAGATAATGAAGCGCAGCACCACCACCAGCTTGAAGTATTACTATAGATAAGCCACCGACATCGACGTTTACGGCATCGTCACAGAAACCAGCACTAGAGTTAGTTATGGTTATTGTTCCGTCTAGATTATCAACACAAGACAAACCGGTTGCAATCGCACTTATAGCACTGTTAGTTGCGATAGCCATATTTGTAGGACCATCTCCAGTCACTACATTAACTTCAATACCAACTCGACCAATGACCATAGGATCTAAGCCCGCGCCATCTTTATTAAACCATACATAGTATTTATGTAAGTCTAATGTAGAATTTAGTTTAAAGTATTGACCACTAGCTACAGTTGACACACTAGGTAAGATAATTTTTGTTATTTCTGTTACTGCTTCTTCTATCGCATTAGAGTAACTTCTAACCGGTGTTTTGTCCCAAAGAGTTACTACATCAGTAGTTCCTCTCAATGCAAACACAAAAGTGTTCTCGTTTAGAGGAAGTTCTTTTAGCTTGCATACAGTTAATAAACCTAAGTTAGTGATAATAGTGTTATCATTTCTGTTTAAAGAAACGTACGCTACCTCATCTGCATCTAAAGTAAGTATTCCGCTTAGTGTTATATCTAACTTGTATTCAGTTGATGGTTGTATGAATGTTAACTTAGGAGTGGATCCTAGTTTTGCAAACGCTGCAATATCTACGTAGCCAGGCAATAATGAGTTTGGTGAACTAACTATTGCATAAGTACCAGATAACTCACAAGCTATAGTCTTATCTTGAGTCTTATCTGCCATCATAGCAGTTAATTTAGAAACTCTTTGAGTCAAACTATCTACAGAACTTGAATTGTAATTTACATAACCATTCAATGTGTTATATTCAGGCTCAGTTGCATAGACTGGTTTCAACATTGCTGAATTGTCCATACCAATAAATGACATGATATTTTGAGAATCTACTTTACCGATCTGCTTACTTTCACCTTGCTCAATCTTAGTTGGACCAAGATCTGCACGAACATACATCTCTATAGATGTAGCTTGACTTGGATACTCTATCCAACTAGCTAAACTTAAATTAGGCACGTTATTAACGTTACCGCTAATTTTTGATTTGTATATCTTAGACAAATAAGAGACAAACTCACCAGAACTGTAGATAACAGAACTGCTCCATTGTGGAGTTGACAAAGCAATTGGGAAGATCTCTGAAGATATGTTTCCAGTTACCGGAATAGTGAATTGAGTTGATGTCTTTGGAAATACCGTGTATGCTCCGTTGTAGTTATCGGAGTTTGTAAGTCTTACAACGTGATCTACTGTAAAGCCATGATTTTCTGATTCTAATTGAAAACCAGTATCTGTTACATTAGCTGTAGTTGTAACTGTTGCGTAATAAGCGGTCCTACCTGTTTCAGGTGCATACGGTCCACCTGTTTTATTTATGAAAAATATTTGAGAATCTTCTACTTCAACTTGATATTCACCTTCAAAATTAGTTGGATTTAGTATCGTGCCTGCTGCAATGTATATTCTTTGCTTGTCGGATAGTCCATGACCCAGCAACGTACATCGAGCTCTTTCGCCGTCGTGATCAGTTATATTGAATGGTGTTATTTCTGTTGTTTGTATATCTAGTATATTTAATACTCTATCGGATCTAGAAGCCAACCAACAAAGATCTCCACCTGCTAAGAATAGAAGAGGATCATCTCTATCGACTACTTGAACTTCTGTAGATAGAAACTGACCTTTAGTAAAAGTACCTTGAGATAACTCATCGATACCTCCATATGTTTCACTAAGCCGTATCGACTTAGCATTACCAGAAGTAGTTTGAACTCCGCCCATATCTGGCAAAGTATAGAATTCTTCAACTCTTAAGTATTGATAGTCTGCATCACTGGCTTTCTTTACCCAATCACCTTTAGATAGATTCTCAAAAGAACCAAGATCGCCATTTATATGTGATAAACCATTGACCCATTCTACAGATACAGAGCCAGTGTTTATTGGTGCATTTCTTTGATGCTGAACAAACATTACTTGATTATTGGCTAAGGTCTTATTGCCATATCTGATAATTATATCTTTCTTATCAGTCATCGACTGTATGACGATGTCCTCAGACCAGTTTAATAGACCAGGGACAGAATCAGAATTCTCCCAACTTCCCTTAGATCTGATAGAAGTTGCTAATGAATCTTTAAATATATTAACTAAGCTATATGACGATGCATCTTCATACCAGTATGTAGTTCCGCTAAGCTCTAATAGCTTAGTCATAACCACGTCCATCCACTCTTTAAGTGTCTCGATGTTCTTATCTCCACCCTTGAAAGAGTTGGGTGACAATGAACTATCCATCAATGTATTTGGTTCTAGTCTTTTATAAGCAGCTAAAGGCTCTTCTCTGAAAGAATATCTAGATAATGGATTTGGGCTTAAGCCACCTGATCCAAGTCTGAACATCATGTCTCTAGCATCTTCGATAGAGCTGATACCACTAGGACCGACACTTACCTTACAGATAGGTATTGTATTTTCTGGAAATCCAGATACTGAAACGTTAACATCAACAGTAAGTACAGATTCTGTGTTTACATCTTGTGTAAATTCACCACCAACCCCGCCTTCCTTATCAGGATCCCAGAATGCACGAGTATCTTTTGCAGATTCAAATGTTGTCAATACTAAATATACATAGTTTACAGCATCTTTAGTTGAAGTGCCTTTTCTTAATTCAGGAATTAGTGGTGCAGCTTTAGGATTTCCTTCTTCTAACCCGTAGAAGAATGGTCCGGCTTTTGATTCTGGATGGTAAACTACTGAATTTGCTATACTTATCGCAATATTCTGACCACCAATTGAACCACCTGGATTTATTACCTCAAACCCCTTAAGGATATACGGTCGAACTGAGCCGACAAAAGACTTCATTAAGTACTTAAAGTCACCCTGGGTGTAGGAATCTATACTTAAAAAATCTGGTAAGTCAAGACGCTCTGCTGAGCTGACTAGTAATCGTCCCAATACGGCCATGTTAATTCCTTATTAACTACTATAAGTTACTTAAATTATACCATGATAACCGTTATCCTGGATCTATACCGCTTGAATAAACATCAACTGTTGAATAATATTGTACTGGATACCGAATTATGAAATTTAAGAATATACCAACTGACTTAACTCGTTGCATTAATTCTTTAAGAACTACTCTTGCAGCAGCTGGATCTGTTATATATGGAGCATGCTCTGTTCCAAACCCTTGAAATTTAATAGATCCACGTCTTCTGATCATAGTGACCGCTGAACCTGCACTATGGTCTTTTTGGAACACGTAGGAAGGATCCAGTGCTATCGTACTAGAGCTAGGCTTGTAGAAGTATCTTATTGGACCTTCTTGTCGCTCAGTACCAAAATCAAATATCAGTTGACCTTCTGCACTAGGTATGTCATTTGCAGTAACTTGTATGTTCTTCTGAGTTAATCCAGCTTTTATTGGGGCTATTAAATTAGCTGTTAAAGACGATAAGACAAAATCAGAGTTGTCACTCCAAAGGTATGGACCGATCTTTCTAGGATCTAACTGCGCAGATCTAAGTATTACTAGACCGCCAATTGTTGCACTAGCTGGCTTTTCCATTCGAACAGTACCATTAGATGATAGTCTAGAACCTGAAGGTCCACCGAATGAATAAGCGGTAAATTGCGTTGGGCTCATGATATCTAAGACTTTCCAAGTCCCGTTAACATCTGCACCAGTACCTGCACCAAGCACAGCATCTTCAATTATAATATAGTTTCCAATTTGATAATTGTGTGCAGTTGTAGTTATTACAGTAAGTACGTTACTTGAATCTCTATCTGCAGAAGATAACGAGAATTGATTTGCAGAGGCTTCTGTTGGCAAAGACGGTGTAACGCCCTGAATCAGGCTTCCAACCTTAGATGTGTACTCATATATTGGTAAATCACTAGCTAATCTACCTTTAAAATTAAAGAAAGAAGTATCTCCTTCGTTAGGGAAGTACGTCTGTATCTCATTTTCTGGGATAAAGTAGAACTGACCTCCATCCACTGGAAAGCTGGACGGATTTGACAATGTTATGTTACTTAAAGATCTATTGAATGATACAACTGGAGATGTTATTCCGTTTATGTGCGATGCACCTTTTCTGTTTCTTTTAACTACGGGTGGAGAAGGTGGAATTTCAACAATGATCTCACCAGGTGATACTTGCCAAACTACAGCTCGTCTATCTCTAAGATACACATTGTTCTCAACCAAAGCCATAAATTTAACGTCATTAACACTAGATAGTGCAAACGTTTCTGGTGTAGCAAACAAGTTAGTGAACTTCACAGTTCCATCAACAATATTTACATCTTTTATTAAAAAACTACCAGAATTGCCTACTCTATCTATTATGATGATATCACCAGCTGCAACAGTATCTAGTTTAGGCGATCCACCTACTCCAGTAAATGTCATGGTGACAGTATCTCCAGACTTTTGAACTAGCCACTGAGTATTTACTCCCATGCCAGCTTCTTTATTGAATCCGTCAAATTGGAGTCCGATATTTGCACGTCCGCCAGTTATAGTTACAGAGCCTTTGGCACCAACGGTATTAGTGAATATTCGTATTGTCGTTTCTTTGGTGATACCGTCTTCAAATGCGATAGCATAAGAATTAGATGATTGTCTATTTATTGCAGAGACTATCTCAAGAGCAGAAGCATTAGACATATCAGAGAACTCTTCTTGCTTAAACTCTATTCTTTCTTTTATATAAGAGTCAACCTCGTACTCTAGCTCCCAACCGTCCTTCAATACGAAAGGTTGATGAAACGTAGTCGTTGCAAATGAAGTAGTTGCATCTTTAAAGAAAAAGATATCCAGTAGATCATCTAATATCAACTTAACTTGTTTTGGATTATACGCCATTACTGGAATAAATCTTCTGAAAGTAGGATCATCCATACCTATGAATCGTGGTCTTTGTACAAGATTTGCAGTACCTAATCTATCTAGATATGGTCTTTGTGCTGTTTTTACAAAGAATTGCTGCCGAACTGCCTCAATGAGATCAATCGAGTCCTGATCTGCTTCACCAATTGCCTCTATCAATGCCTTCCACGTGGCATTTTCTCTGGTATTAAATACCGCAGGCATCTGGTCGTGTAGATTATCTATCTTGCCTTTACCGACTGGCATATCAATCCTTAAGTTATGCTAATATCTGTAGGTTCAATGAACGCTTTCTCACTATCAGATACAGCTATTCTTTCGTTAGATGGAGCTGGTGTTATGAACGTTACCGCTGCTACACCTGCTATATTTTTAGTTCTAACAATTATATCTGACAAGATTACATCTTCACCAACACCAAGATCTGAGACGTAGTTGATAATTACAGAAGATATCTCATCGCTGATTTCACTTAAGTTAACACCATCTTGGGTAGTTATGTCAAGTGCAACAGATACTCTTACTGGTAAAGGTGGTAATATTTCTATCGCACTACCAACAGCTTTTCTACCAGGAAATGAAACTGCGTCTGGCTCGAATCCATCAATAATTCTTTGAACCTTTCTGAGTAGTCCAGTGTAGTACTGGTAACCATCTATACCAGAAGTAAGATCTTCAGTATATGCAATTTTACCTAATGAACTTACAGAAGTCGAATTGGTTTGGTTCCACTTGTATCCTCTGTCTCCACCAGACAAGTAAACTATACGTCTACTAGTATTTGTCTCATCTATCGCAATATGAGCTATCTGTCTTATTGATGTGAATAAATCACTTTGACTTTCTGTTATTGAGAACCTTGTGTTTATTGTGCCCATATCAACAGCTGATTCTTCTACACCAGAAGCATTATCTACCCTTAGGTATATTAGTCCGCTTAAAGCACTAGTACCAAGATCTTTTATTACAAAGCTACCAGAGTTCGCCGAGGCAAACCAATTAGGACTAGTATTCTCTGTTATGAAGATACTGTCGCCGACTCTCACAGAATCACCTTCTAAAACAATAACATCACGAATGTCTTGAAGATACACGCCCGTATTTATTGAATCATTTTGATCTAATGCATGAGATGGTGCACTACCACCAACACCAGCGTACTCAGATGCTAATGTTAATATTGTAGCAAGACTTGCTGTATTATTGAAAGCACTTACTTGTATATATGTAGTATCGTCATCTGTAATCTTCTTAACCCAGTCTCCAATATTTAGATTCGCAAATGCTCCGGCAGCTCCGGTTACTATATTAGAATTAGCAGTCCATACTACTTCTATGTTATTATCGTTGAATGCAATGAACGTATTTAATTGCTCTTGCGCATTTTCATTTTGATAAACCACAGAATCTTCATCTACAGCTAATACTCTAAACTCGCCGCTATTGACAGAACCTAGAGATTCACCACTTAATACCAATAGATCGTCTACTGCAACACCACAACTTAAGAACTTCGGAGAGTCTCCATCATGTCTAGATAATCTCATTGTGCTATTAAAGCCAAGTGATTGTAGTTTGTATCTAGTTCTAGTTTTATCAGAGCGTATCAACGAACCCGCTGGAGATATCGTGGCATCTACATTTGTAGATACATACCTAAACTTATTAAGACTGATCACTGTATCCACAATGCCTGTATCTGGTGAGATATTTGCTGGCATTTGAATACCTGTAAATACATCACCAACACTTAGACCATGTGGTACGTTCGTTGTTGCTGTCGCCATGTTTCCAGAGATAACTACTTGATCTATTTTTACTCTAGATGAATGAGCTAGCTTCCACTCAATAATTGGTGTACTACTTATTAGTATTGTTGATGTGCCTATTGGTGTAGAAGACATTGCTTTACCATTAGGATTAGCTACGTCAAAGTAATTATTATCAGCATCTACTTTTACGATAGGTAAGCCAGATACCTTGCTAGAACCAGCTTCAGTACAATAGTTGCCACCGTTCCAACCAGTAGAAGGCACGCCACTTGAAGAGAATGCATTCACTAAACTACCTGCTACAACATCAGAAAGCGATGCACTAGGAGTTTGAGTCGTATTAAAGACAGCAGATATACCACTTGTTAATAATTTCGACAAGAACTTAGATATAACTTGATTCGGTGTATCTGAACTTAATATATCAATTCTTACCTTATTAGTTGCACTAGAGAAGGTTAAGCCAGATGGTGCAGATAAGTTACTATCTATAGAGAACCATGCTGCCCAAGTAGAACCAGTAGTATTTTGGAATGTTACGTAGTCTGCTTGGACCGGTTGCCCAGAACAAGAAACTCTAAAGCTTAAAGAGGTAGAGATAGAACCTGCACTAGTAACTAGCCTATAAATGTTTGTTGCACCACCTAAAGACCCAGCAGCATCGTATACTTGAGGTTGACTAGCAACTACACCAACTAACTTATCTGATATTACAGCATATGACCCAGAATCATCATGAGTCCATCTCCAAGCTACTCCAGCAGTGGGATAACTAATCGGGTCTACTGAGTTTGCATCAACAATAACAAATCTTGTATACTCATTAAAATACGTTTTCTTGTTATTATATGTGTAGTCGTATATCACATCACTAAACTTCTTAACGTCCATAGTGTCTGTACTAACCATTCTATTAAGTCTTTCAACACCAGAGTCGTTACTTAACAATACGTGCTGACCAGGGCTTAGTGTATTTGGCGATGCAGGTATTTTAAATTCTAGATAATTAGAGCCATTTACCGAAGTAACTTGAGAATCGCCAATCAACTTAAATGCAGCAGAGTTTGCTCTACCACCAACTACCTCGATTGCACCTTGTGAACCTAATAGTTGAGACTTTATTTGCAATTTCTTATTGTCATCAGCGAAAGAGATGTCAGAAACGATATCTAGCTGAGATAATGCCTTGTGAGTAACATGGTGCTTTAGATTATTCAATGTAACTGGAACTAGCTTAAACATCTCACCTTGACTTCCATCAACATTGCTAGTAGTATCTACTTGATAAACAGAAGACACGCCAGATAGAACCATAGGTGTCTTTAACTGGAAGTTAGGATTAGCGTTTTGATAAGACAGCACCCAGTTCTTTGAATCCCAAAGTGATACATATGAGTTCTGTCCACTTGTTGGATTTGGGTTATGTCCGTATGCTGCAACGTTTACCGCTACACCAGTTATATCTTTTGTTGCCTTAAGAAAAGTGCCTGAGGTTTGATCTACTGCCTCTAATGTGTTATTGACGTTTATCTTTGAGACAATCGTAGCACTATCATTCTCTTTTATCGGATACACTTGCATCTGACTTATGATATTCAGAGTTTCATAAGTAGCAAAAACACCTGACATAGTCAATACGAATGTAAACGCTGGAGACGCCGCTCCATTGCTACCTTGCAGTGCAGGGCCATTTTGTGCGTTTGTTATTGTAATCTTGTTAGATGTACCACTTACGTTTGTTGCTGTAGCAAAAGCTACATCGTTTAGTATTGCTGCAGCTGTTAATGTAGCTACAGTAACGTTAGTATCACCAGTGGATACGTTGATCTCCCAAGATCTAGTCGTAGTGCCAATAGCAGGTTCTATTGTGCCTGCATTATTGTTGTCATACCAGAATTTTACAGTATCCCCGTTTCCGGCGTTTAATATGAAGTATGTCCCGTTTAAAGAATCCGCTACATCAGCAACACATGTTATTGTGTGAATAGATGCACTACCTACAATAGTTGCTGCGCCATTTGGATTATATATGTCTATAGTTTTGTTTGTATCATTTTTTGCAGCAATTCTAAAAGTACCACAGTTAACAGAAGAAAACCCAGAGGTATTGCCTATTGTTATAACGTCGTTTACATTGGCACTACTGATTGAAGCAGTAACTGGAAACGTAAGTCTGAACATATACGATCCAAGCGATGATATTGTAAATAGATCACCTGGTGATACATTTGTAGAAACAGCTGCATCTGAACCAAAAAAGTAAGTTATAGCAGTAGATTCAGCTGTAACACTTTGAACTAGTACTCCGCTAGCATTTGGCACGCTAGGATAGTCTACGTTGAAACGAACCTTGTCGCCGATTGGTCCAAACTCTTTAGCTCTAAGAATAATCTCTGCTCCGTTATCTGCATACCAATTTCTAGCCTTAAACCATACAGCATAGTCACTAAAATTAGTACTGCTTTGAGATGCAAGTGTACCCCAAACACCAAGAGTTCCAAAATCAACACCAGGTTCATTGTCTGCGTCATTAGCAGAGAACGCTAAGTTTGTAGGTATATGCGTTAAAGATTGAGATCCGCCATTTATTTGACCTGTTCTAGAAAAAGATATATCTATTGTTTTAGCAATAGCATCTTTATCTAAGATAGCAACCAAGTTATCGTCATATGATATCTCTAAGTTTTTTACTAGCTGATATTCATCACCAACAGTGTAGTCCATCAAAGTTCTAGGCGTGTTGTGTCTGGTTCCTAAATTACTGGCATCCACTATTGAACGGATATCACGTAGCTGAGACTTGTTGCCTCCACTAGTTATGATTACTGAATCATCGTAGCTAGCTTCATTTTGAAAATCAACCGTAGCAGCGTCAATAATTGTTTCTGAGAATGTTCCAGCTCCATCTAAGCTAGGAACTGATTCCGATGTGAAAGATCCTTTTACCTCAGAATAAACGTGTCTATCTAGCCACACATTTTCAGATACTGGTTCAGATCTCTTAAATATAGTAAGAGCGTCTTTTTGAGGAACACGACTAGCAACGTGAGACTGAGTCCCGCTTACCTGGCCTTGACCTGTTGTAAATACTTGAGATGCTGCACCTATTGAGATAGGTATTGCAATACTGCCACTACCTTCAGTAGAGGACATTAGTTTTATGTAGTTTGTTCTGAATACTTTAGCTTCTACGTTTTTAATACTTGAATTTATTGAAGCCACAACTTCTTGAATATTTGCTGCAGCAGGAGACGCCATGTATGAACCTTTCCATACTTGCGGATACACGTCTGAGAAAAATGCTTGTATATCTAGCGAGTCTAACACAGAGTAAGGACCACCAGCAACTATGCCAGCATTCTTTACTTCTACATATGTATCTACTCCGCTAGTTAACTGCTCACCTTTAGCTTCTACCTTATAAAGACCACAAGATGCAGGATTTGGCCATGTAGTTGAACTAGCTCCTCTACTTGCAATGTAGATATAATCACCAGGTTGAACATTCTTAAATGAAGAAGATACGCTAGACATAACTCTCATTATGCTAGAGCCTTGATCTGTGACTGTTATAGTCGAAGATACTGGTATGTTTAGATATCTAGGAAGTACTCGTGCACCGTCTGCAACTATTACGATCTCGGCAGGTCTTCCATTGGGATCTACCGATACGTTGAAATTACCACCAGAAGCAGAATTAGACAAGATGGCACCGCGCGTATCACTAGATCCAGCAGTGATAACATCACCAGCTAATATAGTTGTCTTGATCTGCATGTTACCGTTTTGTCTATTTAATGTGAAGTCTGAGTTCTGACCTGCAGCGATAGTGTTTTGACCACCGAACATCTTATCGATGTACGTCCCTCCAACTATCTCTAACGTAGATAATTCGCCTTCTTTATTTGAAGTAAGGATCATCCGTCCGCTAGAAGTATATGAAGCTGTAATGCCAGCATATTTTGCATTGAAGATATTAGCCCAATCACTTAGTGTAGTACTTGAAAGTGTTGTTACGCCAAAATCAGTAGCAGAGAAGGACCTATCTTGATCAGGTGTACCATCTACAGAAACTATTAGATTACCATCGTCAGAGATATCCCAAGTTGAAAATGGTGTTGAAGTCAGGTACGCAGGCTTTTGAACTTCTTTTAGTAGTTTATTGTTTTGATATAATTTTATGTAAGAAAATTCATTTGTTGGAAACTTAAGCACGGTATTTGCATCAATTGAAGTACCATCGCTTGCTACTTGTATAGTTTCAGCTCTATGATCTAATGGATACAAGAGTAGGCGTGTTGAATTTTCTGTAAGTCTACACTTGAATGATGTAGATTTGCTATTGATAGTTGTTATTATCTCGTAGATAGTAACAGAAGATATATTTTTAAAATTTAAAGAAGAGAAAGCAATAGACTCTTCGATCCCATCAACACTAACCTTTAACTCCATACCATCTAATAGTAAGAAAGGTGCGTCTGTATTGTTAGAGCATTGGGGTCTAGGAATAGGATAGTTGGCTAGCTGTAAGAACTCTTCATTTCCACTAGCTGAAGCGATAAGTAGATCTACTGATTGACCTTCATAACTAGGTTCGAATCCTTGGCCATCATCTACATATAGAATGCTTGGATCACCGATAAAAGCTGGTTCTGTTATTACAGCAGATTCAACCTGTTTACCGTCTGTCTCATCTGAGATACCTCTAACAGCTGTCAAGATAGACTCTTTAGTACCTCTGGCTAGTGAACTAGAATAAGCCTTGATACGATCTCTAAATGCATCATCAGATTCAGTATCTTTACCATTTATGAAAGCATTAGTGTTTGTTACTTTTGCACCAGAGAATGGTGGGGTAGCGAATAGGGTTATTGTATTGATACCAGCATTGCTTACTGATCCAGCATTTACAGCAACAACAGGTATACTATCTGACTTATCTTCACCAGCAGCAATTACTGCATCTCTTAAAGTTACATATTCAATTTCTGGACTTATATTGTTAGCAGGGATCCTAACTTTCGTACCAGCTGTTACTTGTCTATCGGTAGTACCTTGTCCATCTATTACAGATTCTGAAAGTAAATGATCTTTGTCTAAAGACACAGATAAAGATATGGCAAAGAACGTGCCGTTATCTACTATTGACGTATATGGTAGTGGTCCTTCAAAGTTCGCTGTACCTCTACCGATGTATACGTTACCGTTGGTATTCCAACCAGTGGCATCATTTACATATAGCGTACTAGTTCCTCTTATGGGAGCTGGTTTAATCGGATATAG